CGTTGCTCTGAACTTGATAGTAGCTGAGCTAAATCCTGAAATGTTACCAATTGAAGCGCGCACTTGACCGGCAGCAGTAATATCAAAAGTTAAACCAGAGATAGAATCTCCGGTAAATAGCTCCGACATTTGCCAATCAGATCCACGTTGAATACCCATTAGTTCATATACTGCGAATTGATCGGTAGTTGCATCAACTAATACTGAAACCTGAGCTTTAAAAGAACGAACAGTAGCATTAGCAAAAGCTAAACCAGTAATTACCTGGTTAGCAGTATTATTAGCTAATCCAGTAAAACTAGATTCATTAATATCACCAGCGGAGGCAACCGAAATTCCTGAAAGGAAGTTCGCTCTAGTCATCTTACGTAGAGCACCAGCTGAGTTATCATGAATTAGAATAGCATCAGCATTATCAGCAGATGTTTCAGCGGTAGTACCACTAATATCTACTGAAAGATTACGGGTAGTAGTAATATCACCACCACCAGTTAGACCAGAATTAGCTCCAGTGGCGATTTGAACCGTAGAATGATCAACGTGTTCGTTAGCTACGAAGTTATTAAGAGCATCGTGATCTACGCCAGCAGGAAGAACAGCAGCCGTAATTGTGTTAGCACCATCATTATAGGTAAAATCTACTGATGCACTATCAGTTAGAGCACTACCTACAGCATCTTGGGCACGTTCATCTGTAAAATAAAGATTAGTACCTTCAGAAATGTTAGTAGTAGTTAATGATACTGCGCCAGTTTGACCGTTTACTGAAGAAACAGCATCGGTAGTATCTGCCTTCTCCCAAACTAGAGAAGCATTGAGAATTGCATAATCCCCAACATCGAAAGAAATATTACCTGAACCAAGATCTTGAGTACCAGCAACACTTACGCGATAAACATCGCCGATTGAACCGACACCATCAGCTAATGTAGGAGAGTTAGTAGAAGCATTCCATGTACCCTGGTACTCCATAATGGCATTAGGAAGCTGAGCAACTGGAACCTTACCGCTACCGTCGAGAGAAGCGTAACCGTTAGCTTGACCCTTTTCGGAGGTAGATTGTTTAGCATTTAATTGAGTCTGAATTGCAGAAGTTACACCAGAAACATAACCTAGTTCTGTAGAAGTTACAGAAGAAGCACTAATTACTCCAGAACCATCAGACTGTAATGCACGAGAAGCTGTAAGAGCTGCTAGTTTAGAAAGAGCAATTGCAGCTGAAGCATTAATATCCGCATTAACGATTACGCCAGCTTTAATTGTTAGACCAGCAGTAGCATCGGCATCAATATCGCCAACTGCAGCAGTATCAACCGCTGCTGAAACGTTAGATCCATTACCAACGATTAAATTACCATCGTTAAGAGTAAGACCAAGAAGAGTTAATGCTTGATCAGGAATTTCTTGCCAACCACCATTAACATATTGCTTTACTACGTTATCTGTAGTATTATAGTAAAGTGTACCATTCTCAATCCCTGAAGGATCCGCAGCTAGTTGAGCGAGACGAATTGCATTACCATACTTTAGAATATCAGCCATTATTTAACTCCATTGTTTAAGTGAATATTTAAAACTTGCATTAGTTCCGGTATTAGTTGTAGTATACGTTAAATTAACGTTACCTAGAGTAACTGAAACTCCTAAAGTAACACCAATTGCAGCTAATTCTACATAACCATTATCCGCAATTGAAGCACTAGTACCATCTGTTACTAATAAAACTCTTCCACAGCGAACATTAGTACCGCGAAGTATGCTATAATCTACAAAAGTGAAAGGATTACTAGCTGCAACATATGAAAAAACAGTTCCACTGCTATTATCTGTTAAAGTAACTGGACCTTGAAGATTTAAAGCTGCATCTTGAATGTTAGAATTAGCAATTTGAGCGCGAATTCCATCTGCTTGTATACTTAGATTTACAATCTTATTATTAGCGGCTGCAGAAGCTGCAGATAATTTAACATCACCAGTTACGTTAGTTCCGCTAACCGCAAAGTCAATAGAATTAGTATCAGTAACCCCGGTTAGAGTTCCACCACTAGAACTTCCCGTTAAATCAAGAAACCCAGTTAGGGGGTTAAACTTTACGCCCATTATACTACTCTTTCAACTACGTCTACATTATCATGAGAAGCATTGTCATAAGTAACACGAATTGTATAAAGTAAGGTAGATCCATCATAGTATTCCCAATCATCTACCGTCGCGGATACGGCAGTACGCTCAATCTTATGACCTAATTTACCAGCAACGAATGAACCTACAGCGAGGGTCTTCTCTTCTTTATTATAAACTCGTTGAATAATCTGAGTTTGATCAAATTCTGAAGGAGATTTAGTTGAATCAGACATTATTTAACCTCTTCTTTAACTTGTTCACCTAATTGAGCACCTTTAGAAGATACCCAAGTACGACCAAAATGCAATCCTGCGCAGGCCATAAACATTTCAAAAGTCATACTTGTAGATTTTACTACTCCAGCCATTTCTAAACCAGAAGCAGCCCAACAGATAACAGCAGATACAATCACAAGCGTTAAGCTTACTGATTTATCTGCATTCTCTCGTTTAATCCAAATATGGTTAAGATCCATGTTAGTTACTTATTTTAGTAATTGTAAAATACGTTCTAGCATTAGCGCCATCAACATCACCATCGGTGTGAGGTCTTACAACATCACCAGCATTTAAATTAATAGTTGCAGTTACAGCAGAATAACCACCAGATGGAATAAATGTAATTCCTCTAAGACCATCGCTATATGCTAGTGAACTAGAATTTGTTGTTAATAATGAACTATTAACACTAATTCCACAATTAGAAGGTCCTCCACTTTTACTATCAGCAATAGTTATAGCATAGACACCAGTTTCATTGATTGTTAATGATGCTCCAGCAGTAGCACTATCAGCATAAGTAATTGCGGGGCCCACATTTTTTCTAATATTAGAATAGCGACGAATTTTAGTATTAGTAGAACCATGACCATTAGCTGTATCTAAATGTATTTCACTACGAGGAGCAGTTAATGTACCTGAACTTGTAGAAGTCCAACCAGCTACGGGGAAAATAATAGGACCAAATGCAAAACTACCGCCACTAGCTTGCATACTTGATACAACAGTTTTCTCAAAAGTTGTATTAGATCCAGACGAACCTGCCATATATAGATTAGCAGTATCTGATCCGTCATAAAAAATTACAGGAGATACGTTAGTATTTAAAAATGAACCAGTGCTAAATAGTTCATAAGACACACCGATTGAACGGTGATTAGAACCCATTTTAGCGGAATCAATTCTAATACCGTCAGGAAGAGCTAATGAACCGACTGCAGCTGAAACTGTACCAGTAGTAAAGAATCCCTGTAGATGAATTGAATCACCTACACGTTTATAATACCATGAATTATTACTTACAGTACCAAATCCCGCACTAGGAGTAATGGTAATAGGTGACCAATCGCTTAGAGAAAGAATTGGAGAAGTTCCGCCGCCTGAAGACCAGCCGGAGATTGGGACAATTGCCTGGATAGATTGCTCGATTCCATTTGCGGTAAGGGAACTTCCGGTTACTTTTGTTAGTCCACCTGATCCTCCGCCCGCTTGAACTCCAAAAGTTACATAACTAACATTAGATTCAGCTAAAACTTCAACAAAAGAAGCTCCAGCTTGACCTTGAACAAAATGGCCAACGCCTCTAATTGCTGGAAGCTTAGTAGAATCAGAAACAAGCGAGTTCGGTAGAGAAATACGAGCTTCAGTAGCTGTAGAAGTTCCAGAAGTAAATTTACCTGTAATTTCTACAGAATCACCAACTCGTCTCCACCAAAAACTTTGAGTACTTACAGTACCAAATCCCGTAAATGTGGGAGTGTAGCTCTGCCAATCGCTCATGGGTACGTTAGCTTGAGCAATATCAGGAGCTAATACAACGTCATCAAAATAAACATCTACTGCGCCAGTATTAGAAGCACGAGCAATATGTAAACCAACTCGAATTTGAGCAGTAGAAGTATTAGTAATTAAAGTACATACAACTCTACCAGAAGATCCACTAATTCCACTAACTACTGTTGGCGCAATTAATACACTATTAGTTACATCATAAGCATAAGGAACAAAATCAGAAGCTGAAATAGTTCCAGACGTAGTATAGGGGAAAGATAAAGTAAGAGCTTGACCGCGATATGCAGTAGGAATATTAACTAGACAGCTAACACCTTCACCTTGACGAGTAGCACCAGATGAAACCGTCATCTTAAATGATGCAACGCCATTAATTTCGTTAGTTGTATCACGAGTTATTGTAGTATTAGGAGAACCGCCGGTCATATCTACCGGAGTAGTTGCAGCAGCATCAGCATAAGCTGCCCAATCACCAACCGTTGCTTCAGCATTATAATTATCAGTCTTATCTGCTGCCCAGTTATTAGCGGCAGTATTGAGAAGCATTAAATTAAGAGAAGCAGTAAATCCGGGACCACCAGATCCTACTTCAGACTCTAATCCAGCACTATTAAGCTTATAAAGTTTACCATCGGATTTGAAATAAGTTTTATAGAAACCAGCAGAAGGATTAGATGGGGTAGAAGCTTGATCATCCCAAGTTACAATATCAGTTGTAGGAGTATTTACTGTAGGAGATGTTAGAGTTTTATTAGTAAGAGTTTGAGAATCAGAAGTACCAACTACAGAACCAGTTACACCGTGAACACCGGATGAAGCGCTAGTATGAGTAGTTAAAGCTGACGATGTAGCACGAGTATCAACGTCTGATTGAAGTTCATCTAGAGCGCCTTGTACATCAGTTGCAGCGAGGTTGCCAGAAGGTACGTTAGAAATTGCTGAAGCATCGTGAGCATCTGTAGCATCACCAATATGACCTTGAATATCACCATCTAGTTCATTAATTGCAGCTTGTACGTCTGTAGCTGCAATAGAACCAGCTGGAACGTTAGAAATAGCAGATGCATCATGAGCGTCTGTTGCATCGTTTATATGGTTATTAAGATCTGTAGTAGATGCTTTAGCATTTAGTTGAGTTTGGGCATCTGAAGTTAATCCGCCGATATATTGAAATTCAGTATTGGAAACGGAACCATCGGCAATCTTAGCTGCATCGATAGCAGCAGCAGCTTTAATATCGGCATTGTCAATGTTACTAATTGTATTAGAATCAGCATCGATCGTTTTATTAGTAAGGGTAGCTGAATGTGCTTCAGTTACAACTGGAGATGCGCTTGTTCCATTGTGGTAATTGAGTTTCCCAGAACTATCAAGTACTTCCATCTCTCCTTTAGAGTCAATAGCTGTACTAGAGACAGGGATTAAACCAAGAGCACGAAGAAATTTCCTAATATTTACCACTTATTACTCCTTAAGTCTGTTCTAAAGCTCGGGCTTCAAAGGTGATTTTACCACTATGAGAAGCTCCAGAAAGCGCTGTAGTTGAAAATTGAATTTGACCATTATCGGTCATATTAAAGCTAATTTGAGCACCACCGCTAGTTCTAACTTGGCTAACAGTCCACTTAAATCCCACTGAGTTATTAGGATTATAAACCGCAATAATATCGCCAGCTTCATCTGCATTAGCTAAAGTAGTTTCACGATATACTGCATATCTAATAAAAACAGCTCGAACGTTAGAAGTTGAAAATGATAATGCCGGAATATCAATATTAGAAGCTGTATTATATGCATCTAATGAAAATGATTGAGGAGCTACGTCAAATGCTCCACTAGTAATAGCCAATTGCTCAGCTACAGCCTCGGCAAAAAGAATTACAGCGGGAGCCCAATTAGGAGAAGTTCCGCTATCTGGAAAATCGATTATTGTCGAACCAATAGTAATTTGAGGCATCTAATATAGTTGTTAAAATATTTACAGAAAGCTGAAAAAGAAAGGGGAGCCCGAAAGCTCCCCCATCTATTTGATATTGTTAACTAATTATTAGGTAGCGTTAACAATTGCGTTGATGAGAGTGCTCTTACCGGGAGCGCAGCAGAATACTGCTTGGTCGGTATAGAGACGAAGCTCATAGCCAGCAGAGTTTTCGAGATCGCGGAAGAACTCTTCACCCTGACCAGGACGCTTGAAGGAAACGTCTTGGGAACCAACACGCATCCAGTCTTCTAGATTTAGAAGGAAAGCATAACCCTCTTTGATATAGATAGAAGGATGAATTTCGATTTCACCGTTCTGGCTATGGAAAAGAATGGATTTAGCACCCATTTCAGCCTTTTCCTTAGAGTAGCTACCATCGTAGCGACGTAGAGCGGCTTGATCGTTCATCATGTTAGACCAGGCACGTGGATTTACGAAAGCCACGAGCTTACCATCTTGACCCTTTTCTACGCCACGAGCAGCAGCAAGATTTAACTTGTTGAAGCTAAGGGCAGCAGAACCAGCTGGGTAGGTATTACCTTTGAAAAGGTTATACTGAGCAGCACTGATATTGAAAAGAGTACCAGTGTTGGTTAGGATCTTGTGTACGCCAGGGAATTCGTTACCATAAGCACCTTTATGCCAAACAACGTCACCTGAAACGAGGGTGCCAGGGTTAGCATTGAGGGTAATAGTACGGTTATCCATGTCTACAGAAGAGATAGTGAACTCACCTTTAGAGGTAGCACCAGAGCTATCGCGGATTTCGATAGGCATTCCTTCACCACCAGCCCAGATACCAGGAGCCCATTCAGCAGTCTGAATGGTTACAACAGTACCAGAGTTGGAAGCTACTACACCATAGCCCATCTGACCATAGAACATCTCGATTTCGAGCTTCTTGGTTACAGAACGGAGCATGTTGCTTACAAGATACTTGGTAGCATCCATGAAAGCTTGCTTGCCACCTTGAGCAGCGCGGCTAGCAGCAGTATAACCTAGAACTGAACGAAGCACGAGGGGATAACCACGTACTTGAGCGTCCTTAATTACACCAGCAACAGGGCTGTTAAGGTTGAAAGCATCTTCATCAGAAGAGGCGAAAGTTACACCATGCTCAAGACCAAGGATTACAGGCTGGTGATAGAGGTTACCAGGCTGTTTATCTTTAGGCATGAACTTAACAAGATTAAGAAGCTTCACGCCATCTGGAATGAGATCCTCGATCTTATCTGCATAGTTTTCTTTGAACATCGCATTCAAAGAACCGGAAAAAGTATTATTAGCGGCCATTATTTAGTCCTTTCTTAAATTAAATTATTCAGCTACTACGTACTTAACAATTAAGCAAGCATCGAGGTTAGCAGCAGATAGATCTACACCAGTGTCACAATCGAGAACGATTTTATCACCAGCAGCAGTGATACCGTCAGTATCAGCAAGCTTGCAAGTATCAACACCATGAGCAGTTCTACGG